CCGGCGCTCCGCGACATCTTGGACGATGACGGCTCGCCGTCGGGCGACACGATCGAGACCATCGAAAAGGTCGCGGATTTCTTGGGTCCCACATTCGAGCCCGTCGACCTCTTTGCGTTTTACGTCTGGCCCGTCACCGCCTCCTCGGTCGATACCGCGTCGCTTGTCTTCGAGGACCGGTGCGTACAACGCGCTCACATCCAACGGCTCGCGAGTACGCCACTCGACCGCTCCAACCCGAAAAACGGGAACGTCTACGAGAACCTCGACGAGCTCCTAGAAGTCTACGAGTCGGCGGGGCAGTCCCGCGGCTCGAGCTATGCTGGGGGCCTGAAATACGATGCGCTCTCGATCCGGTTGGCCGACAAGGGGTTCACGGCCCCGCTCGATCAGAACTTACCGATGGCGCTCCGACCTCTCGACATCACCGAAGGGTCTTGGCTCGCCGATCTCGAGGGTGAGGGCGCCATGCGGTATCTGGTGACGCTCGGCGCCGATACCGTGCCGCTCCGCGTGCAACGCCGGCCGTTCTGGCATGGCGGCCCGCAATGGCTCTGCGGTCGCTTCGTCGAGGTGGCGGAAGAGTTTTATGGTCGCGGGCTACCGGAAATATTCGACTACATCCAGTATTTCGTGAACGATCTGGGCAACCAATCCGGCGACGCCTTTGTCTGGTCGACCAACCCGATCGCCGTGGTTGATATTGGAGCGGTACAGGACCCGACGTCGCTCCGCATGACGCCCGGGGCGAAGTGGCTTGCGAACCCCGCCGGGGTACAGTTCACGACGCCGCCGCAAGGCGCCGCACAAGCCGGGCTCGATGCCGTGCAAGGGTTCGTCGGCATGGCAGACAACTTGGTTGCGCCGACGCCCGCACGGCCCATCGTCCCGAATCAACCTGCCGGCCCCCAGGACTCGGCTGGGTTAGCGGCGCAGCTCGCCGACAGTGCGGTTGATTTGCGCGCCGTGGTCGAGAACCTCGAAGACGAAGTGATGGTGCCGCTCCTCGAGCGCTCCGACATTCTCGCGCAGCAATGCCTCGACCGAGACATTATCCTCAAAGTCGCGGGGCAGGATGGCGTCGAGCTCATGGAGCACCCGATCACCGTTGCCGACCTCGTTGGCGAGTACGAATGGGAGTGGTTAGGGACCACGTCGGCGCTGAACCAACAGGTACGGGCGCAACAGATGGTGCAAGGCATTGCGCTCCTCGTGCAGATTCCCGCCGACCAGCTCGCCGCGGAAAACATCACGGTCGATTGGCGGTATGTGCTGACGCAATACTGGTCGCTCGGCTTGGGGCTGCCGAATGCCGACCGCGTGCTCCGCGGCACCGGTCCCAAGGGACCGCAAGATTGGCGGTGGGAGAACGCGCTCGCCCGCGTCAACCGTGCCGAGGAGTTGCAGGTCTCGCCGGCGGATAACCACCTCGAACACGTGCAGGGGCACCATAGCGTCTTGGACAAAGGCATCTTGACCGACGACGCCCAGGCCGCGATGTCGCGCCACGTGCAAGACCACATCGCGTTCATGATGGCGGCCGAGGTGCGAAACCTCCAACAAGCGATGGCAACGCTTGCGCCTCCGGGGGGTGCTCCGCCGGGAGCTCCGGGGCCGCCCGGCCCTCCCGGATTGCCTGGTGGAGCTCCCCCGGGACCTCCGATGGGACCACCCGGAGTGGGCGGCCCGCCTCCGGGGCCGGTGCCCGGCGCCGCGCCACCTATGGGGCCGCCGCCCATGTCTCCACCACCAGTCGCCGCGCCGGCGGCAATCAATCCCGCGGCGTATACCCCCGGGGTGCCGGGGCAAGGCGTGAACGCCCTTGCTCGAGCCGTCGGGCCGACGCCCAAGCTCCCCAAGCCGCATAGTGACGCCCGCGACCGCGCCAAGGCGCTCATGGGCATCCGCCCGGTTGCGCCACTCGGGCAGGGGCGGATTGGCACGACGCGCAATATCGCCGATCTCTTCCGGCGTTTGCCGAGGCTTCCGAGGTAGGGAAATGGCAAAAGAAAAGTGGATAGCTGGTGCGATATCTAGGCCCGGTGCCTTTAAAGCGAAGGCGAAAGCGGCGGGCAAGTCGACGGGCGCCTTCGCGCGCTCGGTGCTGAAAGAGGGTTCGCAGGCGTCGACACGCACGAAGCGCCAGGCGGCCTTGGCCCAGACCCTCTCGAAATTGCGAAGCGGTAAGGCAAAATTTCTCTGGCCGCTCATCTTCGCGGCCCTCGTCTCGACCGCCGGGGCGGCAACCAAACCGTGCGCCGTCGGTGGCTCGCTGGCACCGTCGCCGGCGACCGCGACCGGGCCGACTACCGACGTCATTAACGCCAAGGGAGCGCCGGCGTTGGTTATGCAAGCGTCGGGTACCGGAACCGCCACTGTGGTCATGGAAATGTCGTGTGACGGCACGAACTGGGCGCAGGTAACCAACTCGAGTATGAGCGTACCGCCGAGCCAGGTCGTGTCGGTCTTGAGTCCTACGTGCCTCTACCGGGCGAATATCACGGCATGTACGACATGCTCTGTCAGCATCGTTTATGCGTGCTCAGGGCCGTAGCCTGATCGTCGTCGCGGCGCTCCTCGTCGCGCGGGTCGCTTTCGGGCAAGCCGCGTCGGGATGCGGGCCGACGAGTCACGGGTGCGGCCCGGGCGGCCGCGGCTCGTGCGGGAGCGGGAAACACGGGTGCGGCCCGGGCGGTGCCGGTACCCCGGTCAAAAGGGGGGAAAACGGCTATGTCATTGCACGAAGGGTTACTCGGGGTCGGATTTCTCGCCTTCGTCCTGTCGGCTGCAAACGCCCCCATTCCACGGGTTAATCTGATTGCGCTCGGGCTCGCGCTCGTCACCTTGGCGGAATTCTTCTAGGACGCGCGCTTGACTCGCACGGTGGACGCGCTAATACGCACCGCCCCGGATGGCACGCAAAGCGCTAGTGCCGCCGGGAGCGAAACGCGGCGGCCGAGGAAAGCCCCCGATTCCCCCGGCATTCGGTGCTAAGGGCCGCGGTGCCGTCGGAAAGGCGCGTACCGGGCCGGGGGTGGCGTTACCGTCGCCCCCGCGGGCCCCGCGGATAGCCGCTGGCATGCCGCCACCGATGCAGCCGCCGGTCATGCGTGGCCCGGTCGTTGCCGTCCATTTCCCGCCTCGAGGGGGCGAGGAGGGCGCCGAGGGCGGCGGGCCGATGGGGCCGGCAATGCGTGGCGGCGTTGGCGCGTCTCCGGTACGCCGCCGGCTCGCGCAAGCGATGCGTGGCGGCCGGATGGCGTTTTAGGTTTGAATGGCGAACCCGGTCCCAATCGATGAGGCGGAGCTGGCCGCAATCACGGAAGCGCTCCGGGCGACGTCATACCACGAGCACTTGGAGCGCTACGTCCGCGACCGCATCGCCTACCTCCTCGACGTCGAGACCAATAAGCCCTACGAGGTCATGAAACGCCGTGGGCAGATCGAGGAGCTCTCGCATCTCCTGCGGCCCGCCTTCGTGGCGACATTGGCACTCTTGGGGTTGCGTGCTCGCGCCGAGCGCGACGCCCTCAACACGCGTCTCGCCGAGCCGGAAGAGCCGCGGGCATGGTGGACAGAACCGCCCGACCTCTGGAGTGAGCATCCCGTACCATGAGCGACCAACCCGAAAACGCCCCGGTAGACTCCGGGGCCGCGCCGGTAACCGAACCAACCCCGCCACCACCGCCGGCCGGTCCCGACGTTTCCGAGCTCGCCAAGCTGAGAGAAGACAACGCGCGGCTGACCGCCGAACGTGCCGCCGCCGACCTTCTCTTGCGGCTCGCTCAGGGTCAGCAGCAGTCGCAGCAATACGAGCAACCCCTGCCCATGGTCCGGCTGGCGCCCGAGCGCGCTCGCCGGCTCGCACAGTCACTCAATCCCGCCGGCGACCCGAATGGATGGAACGAGGGCAACGTGCAAGCGCACGTGCCGATATTCGCCGCCTTCCTGCAAGAGCTGGCGACGCCCATCTTGACCGGGCTCGAGGGCATGGCCGACGTCGTCGACCTCGTGCAAGCCCGCCAAGAGGTCAAGGACTACGAGACCTTTTCCGAGGAGGTCGACCGCTTGCGTGCCGAGTATCGGCAACGTGGGCAAACGATCACTCGGAAGCAAGCGGTCGCCGCGGTACGGTCGCGGCGCATGGAAGACCCGAGCTACATGGATAAGCTACTCGAGCAACGCGCGACCGAACGCGCCGCCGCACAAGCGCAACGGGCCGCCAATGCCGCCGCCGCCGTGACCGAAGGCGGAGCGGCCGTACAGAAAGCCGGCCCGGAGCCGACGAAGCAAGGCCGGGCACCGCAGACCAAGGAAGAGTTTTCCAGGCTTCCGCTCGAGGAAAAGCGGAAGGTCATGGAAGGGCTTACGATCTAAGAGGAGGAGGGCCGCGCCATGCC